CTTTTTTGTCTACTAGTCCACTATAAAAAATGTCCGCTAATTGATTAGTTTCATCTTTTACGCCTAGCTCATCTAATAACCAATTATTTATTTTTTTTATATCTTTTTGTTTATCTGATTTTTTACCGCTTAATGTCCTATTGTCTTTGCTCATTGTTTGCTCTTTGTTTGTTTGTTAATAAAATTATTTAAAATCTTTTTGAGTTATAATAATATTATAATCTTCTTTTAATTCTTTTTTTAATTCTTGATAATCTTCAAAAAATTTATGGTTATCAGTACCTGAAAAATAATTTAATATTTCTAATTCATATAAATAACCAAACTTTTTATAGTGTTTGTTTTCTAATTTATTTTGAACTATTAAATAGTTTTTATTGTCTTTATCTATACTAATTGCTTTAAAAGTTTTTTCTTTCATTGTTTGTATTCCTTTATATGTTGACCAATACCAACAGCAACCAAAAGCAAAAGAACATTAAGAGAGTAAAAACAAACTCTAAAATGTTTGTTATTATCTCTTTTCTTTTTTGTTGTTTGATATGGTGTAAGTTTTCAAAATATGTTATAAAAGCTTTTGTTTTAATGTTCATTGTTAGCCCTTTGTTTATTTGTTTTGTTTGTTAAATTTTTTTTCATTTCTTTCCATTAAAAAACTACTGAAAATTCCTATACTTACACACGATGTTAATATCAATGTTTCTATCATCTTAAACCTCTTTTTTGTTTGTTAATCTCATTATGTAAACAACTTAAAACACTTTTTTTTAATATGCAAACTTTTTTTTTATGTTTCCTAAACATTTCTTTTTGTTTGATGTTGTTGAATTACCTTATCAACCTTACACCCTAACTTTTTAAACGCCTAAGGATCAATGTTTTTTTCTTTGTTTGTTTCTTGTTTGTTGCTTGTTTGCTTGGTTAGATCAATGTTTTTTTCTTTGTTTGTTTCTTGTTTGTTAATTTTACCCCCTATAAGGAGGATTAGACCTAGCATTGTTTGTGTAGTAGTATTCCTTGCAAAACCAAAGTTAACGACCATATAAATAGTAATAATTTAATACAGTTTATTTAAGAATCAATGAAATAAAAAATGTCTGTAAACGACGATATTGTTACAGTTAGAGGAATTTTCAAGGTGATGATTTTTGTCGGTTTTTTACTAGACAACCAATCCAAGATTTTGAGGGTTTTTTATTGGTATTTCTCAATAATTCTTGATTAAATTGTGTGTATGCCTAAATACGATTATAAATGTTTAGAATGCGATAAAGTATTTGAAGTTCAGCAGAAAATGACTGATGATCCATTGGAATTATGCTTGTGTAAAGATGAGCAATTCTTGGTAAAAAGAGTGATTTCTAAGCCAACTTTGGTCATAAATAGTCCAGCTTCAATGTCAGATAAAGCATTACGCAAAGAATTAGACATCGATTAGTATGTTTGAGTACTGTTCTTTAATCAAAAGAAGATGTGCTTTTGCTGGAAAGGAAAAGGACATAATCTATTGTGGATTACACACAGGATTACAGATACAAAACAGAATAGAATATATTACATCTTGTCCAAAGAAAAATTTTAAAAAGAGGAAATAGCTATGCCATATCACAAAGGTAAAAAGAAAAAAAAGAAAATGAGCAAGGGTAAAAAGAAATGAAAGTGAAAGCACCAAGAGGGTATCACTTTATGAAAAAGAAGGGTAAGTTTAAATTGATGAAGAATCCAAGAAGTGGATATAAAAAACACAAAGGTTCTTCATTAACAATGAATGTACCAGTAATAAAGAGTCACTCGTGAACGTTACTACCAGTACAGCCAGAAACTTTATACCAACACGACTATTTGGACAACGCAAGAAGTCTATCAAACAGAAGTTAAAAGGTAGCCCTTTAAAGAAAAGTATTATTTTGAAATACGCTAAATGAAAAAATCATTATTTCAAGACCGTACTATTAAGCGAAATGGTGCTAAAAAAACTCGACAAGGTAATAGCACGAATACGAAGTACGGGACAAAAGGTTCTAAAAAGTATTACAAGAAAAAATATAGAGGACAAGGTAGATGAGTAATCTCGAATTAAAAAAAGCAAATCAACTTGCTGCTATTGATATATTAATTCATAATCCAGAAATCACTAAAAAAGAATTAGCAGAGGAATTAAAAATGTCACCAGCAACCATTCATAGCTGGTTTGCAGATGACCGTTTTGTTGATATGTATTATAAAAAGTATATGGTATCATTCAATGCTAAGTTGCCAATGGTGTTAAATAGTATGATTCGTGAAGCAGTGGAAGGTAATGTCCAGGCTGGGCGTCTGGTATTAGAACATTCAGGAAAACTGGTAAAGAACATCAATGTAACCGTAGATAGTCCATTTGAGAAGTTCTTAAAGGCAGAACAGATAGATGCAGACGATATTATAGACGCAGAAAGCGAAGAGGTTACAGAAATACTGGATACGCTTCCAGAAAGAAATCCCATAAACGACAAACCGAAAAAGCGTGAGATGAAAGAAAAGAAACGCTTAGATAGAATTAAAAAAGGTAAGAAACCTTCCAGACAAAAAATGCGTGAGGATAGAGCAAATAGATATGCGTTATTACAACGAGCTAAGAAAGTGGGATTAGATCCATTACCATCACGCAGACCTACGCATACAGAGAAAAGAAAGTGGTTAGAACAGTTAGCAGAGTTGGAAGCTAAGCAAGACCATACTCGTCAGGCATAACATCGTATTTTTCAAAGATTTCTGACATTTCCATAGAAATAAACATCATTTCATCTACAGATATATCTTCTTGATATATTTTTTTGTTTGGTGCAACCTTTTTACAAATAAACCCAAGTAAATCATTATTAGCTTCAGAGATTCTTCGTAGTTCTTTTACCATTTTGTACAGTTCTTTGATTAAATCGTCCATATTATAATTCTATTTTTTTTCCTGCGATGATTCTCATTTTACCTTTTAATTCTTTTTGCAATTCTCGTTCTAAGTTCTTTTTAGAAATCTTATAGACATTGCCAAGAAGGTTAGAGTCTGTTAATAATGTAGGCAATTCCTCATTAGTAAAAAACCATTTTCTGACACCTTTCTCTTTATTTTTTGCGTGTTCGTATAAATGATGTGCAGGATAGAAGTCACCAACAGAGTTTCGTGCTAATGTTCTTTTGGGTGCAACTATAACTCTATTTGCTTGTTCGTTGGTAAATATTTTTATTGGAATACTATTTTTTAAATTTCCTTTTAATTGCATATTGCGAGGTTTATCTCTACCATATCCTTTTTTGTCTAACCATACCTTATAGTTTTCTGTATAGTCTGGATATGGCTGTCCTTTTATATCTACACCATTTTTTGTAGCATCTTGTACTTTTTTTAGTGCAGCTCTACCGAGAGGTTTTAATAATTGTTCAAGAATTAACTTAGGAACTTTTCTGCCTTTTAGGCGTTTAAAATAAACATTACTCTTTACGGTTATTCGCATCTTCGACTACCAATGGTTGATTTATACTTGCGTTTTCTTCAATGATTCTATTAGCATCTTCGATTGTTAAGTCTTTATTTTCTTCAGCTAATATTTTTGCTTCAGTTGTTAAATTGTGTTTCAACTTATACTCATTAAGCATAATCTTATCTTGTGTAGTCATAGGATATTCTACCTCTGCAAAGTCTACACCAAATTGAGAAACTTCAGGTAGTCCGAGATTGTTTACTTGTGATAGTGCATATTCTACTTTGTAGAACTCTTTTTCATATTGACGATATAATTCTTTATCATCAATAAAATCTTCGTGGCGTTCTAAGTCTTTAATCATCAAAGAGATACCACTTGGTACTTCACCACCTGATTGTGCGAAAGTAACGAATAGATGATTATTCAACGCCACTAATTCTATTTGCCATTTAATATTTTCAATAACAGAACGAACATCACCTTGTGGAGAAACAATATTATAGCTACTTCCCTCTGGCAAGGTTAATATCTCATCTGATCCTGCTCTTACATTGCTATTGTCAGAAATCAATCCAGTTACTACTGGTTGTCCAAACATTTGGAATCGTAATCCTAATTGCATTTCAGTCATTGTGATATTGATATGCTCATTTGCAGATACTAAATCAGAAGCACCTTCAACAAAGAATGAATCTAATTGTTCTTCTCTGTGAGTAAATACAAAAGGCAATACACCTAAGTTATGCTGTACCTCTTCAAGAATATCACCATTCTCATTGAATTTTAAATGCAATTCGCTATCCCAATACGCATACATTAACTCATTTGTATCAGATAAGTCTGCGTGTCCGTGCATCATTGGATATACGATTGCTTCTGGTTTATAAGGATTGTCACCAAAGTATGGTTCAAAATAATAAATAGGACGATACTCAAAGCGTTGCTCTTCTTCATCATACATTACATAAGTTGCACAAGTTCCAAGCAAACGAGTCATTCGTTCCATTTGTTTCATACGAGCATTCTTAACAATAGTGTAATCTAAATATCTATCATTGACATTTCTTTTTGCACCTATGGTATAAATCTTGGACATACGATTAATGAATTTTTTCACGATATTGGTATTGTAATGAGGAATCTCTTGGAATGCGTCAGATTTAAAATATCCTTCGATGTATTGTTCGGTAAGTGAGCCAGAATAGTAATCTAAAAACTTTCTTACTTCTTCTCTACGAGCTTTAGCTTGTTCTTCTTTAAAGTTAGTTAGTGAATCTTGTATAATTTCTCGTGCTGTTAAAACCATTAAAGTATTCCTTTTATCGTGATATTCTTCCAATGAAGTTACTTCTAATTGGAAATCTATTCAATATAAAATATCGGAAGGCATCGCAACCGTGTTCATAGAATCCATCTTTGATTGGATTGTTGGAAATAGATTTACCTTCAACTGCTTCTGGGAATCTATATCCCTCGAAATCTTCTGCAATACCTACGCATTTCTTATCGACTTTTATTCTGCGTAATCCATCTGCATTTTCAAAGAATCCACGACAATAACTTACCCCTGCTTGTATATCACGAGATAATCTATCCATACGATACTCTACAAAGATTCCGTGTCTGCGTAAGATATGAATATCTCCCATACCTGATTGTCCTTGAACAAAACTACCTGCTGGATCGCCATAGTAAGTAATTACTGGATAATTCTTTTTCTTTATCATCTCTGCAAGTTTATCAGTTGGGATATTGCGTTCGTGAATAATTTCATCAATGATATTGATATGCCAGTTTCCATCTTGCTTATAAGTTTGAAACCACAATACTGATGGCATTCTAAATCCAAAGTCCATTGAACAATAAGTAGGTAGGTTTTCCTGGTATGGAACATTGCCTACATCTTTTTCTCTATCAAATGGATATACTCTTCCTTCCATAGAAGTAAACTTTGCTGCGAACTCCTGGTCAAATAACTCTTTAGACATATTTCTTTTTCGTTCCATTAGGAAAGAATCTTTTTCGCCTTCTGGGAATGCGTGTTCGTTTTCCCAACTTGGAGATTGTTGTGAATACCACTGGTCGTCTGTTTGCCCTAATAAATATAAATCATAAATCCAGTTAAATCCTTCTGGTGTAGTAATAAAAATAGCTTTCCCTTTTCTATCGACAAGAGTAGGAGATAAATACATATCCCATATTCTTCTTGGCATCTTTGCTGCTTCGTCAATAATTAATAAGTCTACACCTTCACCAACTAATGAGTCTGGGTTTTCGCAAGACATACCTTCTACGGTTGTTCCCCACTTGAACTTAATATACTGTTCTTTTTCTGATGCTCTATCAATATCGTTTGCTTTACCTGCAACCATATCTTTCCAGATTTCTCGGAACATTAATCGTGATTTTTTGTAAGATAATCCAACAAGCCAAATCTTTTTATTCGGTTGTGCTGCATAAAATTCTGCTTCTCGGAATGCTGCAGTAGTCTTTCCATATCTTCTACCACAGATGTTTACGAAATAAGATGCGTCAGGTTTTTCAGGAAAATGTAATTTCCTTTGCCCTGCGTGTGGTTTGTATTGCATATAATCAAACCATTTTTGCTTGAACTCAAACTCTTTAATTTTCTTTGACATTTATAATTGTGATTAATTTAATTCATATTTAACTTAATGGCATATAATAATCCACATAAGGAGTAAAAATGTCTGAATTAGAACAGAATACAGCCGTTGAGGAAGCTGTAAAAGAACCTCAAGTCAGTCAAGACGAAAAAAAGACAGAACAAGCTGTTCCTTATTATCGTTTTCAGGAGCTTGTCAAAGAACGAAATGAATTAAAAAGCAGAGTAGATCAGATAGCAACTGCACAGGAAGAACAGCGTAAAAAGACTTTAGAAGAGCAGGGCGAATACAAAGCTCTCTTAGTTGAAGAACAGAATAAAAATAAAGAATTAGAAACAAGATTTACTGAAATTTCTGAATCTTTTAATAATTATGTGAATCAAGAAAGAGAATCTCTTCTAAGTAAAATTCCTGAAACGAAAAGAGAAAAATTTGAGAAGGTAGATGATTTATCTCTTTTGCGTGACATAGCTTCAGAATTTGAAGCTAAAGCTGGAGTTAATGTAGGGCAAGTTGAGAATAAAGTTTCCGTTACCAAGTTTAAAGGAAACCCTTTCAACGAGTTAGATAATAATTCAAAGCGTAGGGAGTCGCATAAGGACTTGATAAGTCATTACCTTAAGAAAAAATAACATTTTAAATCTTAAGGAGAGTACATAAAATGGCAAATGTAACTACAACAACTGCTGCTAATTTTATACCAGAAATGTGGAGAGATGCTATTCTTGATTATGCTGAAAGAAAATTTCAGTTAAGAAATCAAGTATTAGACTTTTCATCAATGGTACAAAATGGTGGCGACATACTTAATATTCCTAAAGTAGCTGAAGAAACTGCTGCTGCAAAGTCTGCTGACACTGCAGTAACTTATTCTGCAAATACTGACGGAGTAATTCAATTATCATTAGATCAACACCAATACGAAGCGAAAAGAATCGAGGACATCGTAAGAGTTCAAGAATCTGCAGACCTATTTAATGCTTATGCAAAATCAATGGGTTACGCTTTAGCTAAGAAAGTAGAAAACTACTTAGCTGTTAATATTATCCAATCAGCAACAGGTAACGATGTTACTTTAGCTGCAGATAATACACCAACAACTGCAGAAATCAGAAGTGGTTTACAAAAACTTCTTGATGCAGGTTATGACTACACAGATGGAGAAACATTCTTCTATGCTTCACCAGCTATGTATATGAGTCTTATGGGATTAGGCGACTTCACTGAAGCACAAAAAAGAGGTGACGCTGCTAACCCATTAGCTTCTGGTAGTATTATGGAAATCTATGGAATGCCAGTTATTGCATCTGTAGACTGGGACGATGATGGTGGTACTGGAGATGAGTCTGGTTCTATTTTCAATAGAAACGGAATCTATTTTGCACAACAAATAGCACCAAGAGTGCAGTCAGCTTATGACATCGATCATTTAGCGACTTCTGTTGTTGCAGATGTATTGTTTGGAGCTGCGTTATCACACGCTGCATCAAGCACTTCATTACCAGTTGTTAATTTCAACAATCCGTAATGAGTTAGATTGAGGGGGATTAATTTCCCCCTCATAACTTTAATTATTAATAGGGAACAGAAATGGCAAATTATACATCAACCCATACGGGAGCTACTATAGATGCATCAGTTACTATCGTTAGTGGTAGTGGAGTTACACAATCCGATTTAACTAAATTAAACGCAGTTACTTCATCTGCTATTGAGTTAAACATATTAGATGGTGTTACTGCTTCTACTGCAGAGATAAACATACTTGATGGACTTACTGCTACTACAGCAGAATTAAATTACTTAGATGGTGCAGATTCAAGTATTACTACACTTAGCTTACCTGATAACACAACAATTACAACTTTTGGTGCGTCACTTATTGATGACGCAGACGCTGCTACTGCAAGAACTACTTTAGGAGTAGATGTTGCAGGAACAGATAATTCTACAGATGTTACTTTAGTTACAACATCACACGATTATTTATCTATATCAGGACAAGCAATCACATTAGGATCAATCGATATATCCGATGATACTAACTTAACTGGTGGTACTGGAATCACCTTAACTGGAGATACACTATCTACTACTGATTCTGAAATTGTACACGATAATTTGTCTGGCTTTGTTGCCAACGAACATATTGACCATAGCACTGTAAGTATTAGTGCTGGAAGTGGTTTATCAGGTGGAGGAGATTTAACAAGTACAAGAACACTAAGCATAGATAGTTCTGTGGTTACTTTAAGTGCCACGCAAACTCTATCAAATAAAAGCATTAGTGGTACTGCGAATACTATCTCAAATGTTCATATTGTTGATGATACAATAAACACTTTAACTATTGCTCGAGGTGGTACTGGTGGTACAACTTCGGCAGAAGCAAGAAGTAATTTGAATGTAGATGTAGCTGGTACAGATAATAGTACCGATGTAACACTTGTTACTACTTCTCACGATTATCTTTCACTAAGTGGACAAGAAATTACACTTGGAGAAATAGATATTAGCGATGACACAAATTTAGTTGGTGGAACTGGTATTACACTTACTGGTGACACTTTATCAACCACAGATAGTGAGATTGTTCACGATGATTTAAGTGGATTTGTAAGCAATGAACACATTGACCATTCTACTGTTTCTATTACAGCAGGTACTGGACTTTCTGGTGGAGGAGATATTACCACAAGTAGAACATTAACAACTGATGATTCTGCTATTGTTCACGATAACTTATCAGGTTTTGTTGCAAACGAGCATATAGATCATTCAGGCGTATCTATTACTGCAGGTGCAGGTTTAACTGGTGGTGGCGATATTACTGCCACAAGAGATATTGCAGTAGGAGCAGGAACTGGTGTAACGGTAAATGCAGACGATATTGCCATTGGACAAGATGTTGCAACAAATGCAGATGTAACATTCAACTCTGTAACTGCTGATATTATTGGAGATATACGAGGTGCTACAAAATTCCAAGCTAAAGCAGATGTTGCTTTAAACATAGGAGATGCAGTATATATTTCAGGAGTAAGTGGAACAACACCTACGGTTGATATAGCAGACGCAAACGATAGTGCGAAAATGCCTTCATTTGGATTGGCTGCTTCATCGGCAAGTATTAATGCTTCTGTTGAAATTATTACTTTTGGTACATTAGCAGGATTAAACACTTCAGGATTTAGTGTTGGAGATATTCTTTTTATTAGCACCAATGGAACTTCAGGAAATACTTTAACTGCAACTGCACCTACTGGAGAAAGTTCTTTAATACAAAATATTGGTATTGTTCAGAGAAGTCACGCTTCTGCTGGATCTATTAAAGTTGGTGGTGCAGGTAGAACTAACGCTACACCAAACTTAGACGATGGAGATATATTTATTGGAAATGGTAGTAACCAAGCAGTTACTGCTTCATTGAATACAAAGATTGAAGATTATTTAGATGGTGGTACTTCTACTGCGAACTTTGACACTATAAGTGTTGATGGTGCAGAGATTACTGCTACCCCTGCAGAATTAAATGTCTTAGATGGAATTACATCAACTACTGCAGAATTGAATTATACAGATGGCGTTACTTCTAATATTCAAACACAATTAGACGCCAAAGCACCATTAGCAAGTCCTGCATTTACTGGAACTGCTACTGGAGTAAACTTAACTTTATCTGGCGATTTAACCGTCAATGGTAGCACAACTACATTAGATACTACCAACTTAGCAGTTGAAGATAACTTAATGGAATTAAACGCAGGTGTTACTTCCAATGCAAACGACTCTGGATTCTTAATTGAAAGAGGTAGCACTGGAGATAACGCAATATTTATGTGGGACGAAAGTGCTGATAAATTCACACTGGGTACTACTACTGCAACTGGTACAACTACTGGAGATATTACTCTTTCTTCTACTGGAACATTAGTAGCCAATGTAGAAGGAGATGTTACTGGTGCTGTTACTGGTAACGCAGATACTGCAACTACTTTAGCAACTGCAAGAAACTTTAGCTTAACTGGAGATGTAACTGCTGGAGCAGTATCATTCGATGGATCAGGAAATGTAGCATTATCTACAACTATCGCTGCAAACTCTGTAGCACTTGGAACAGACACTACTGGTAACTATATGTCTGACTTAACCGAAGGTACTGGTATTGATATTTCTCATACACCAGGAGAAGGTTCTAATGGAACTATTACTCTTGACTTAACGGAAGTAGGTTTTGGTGGAGGTGCAAACAGACTGATTACCGATGATGGTGATGGTACTGTTTCTACTGAAGCTAATCTTACTTTTGATGGAAGTAATTTAAATTTAGCAGGAAATTTAAAATTAACTACCAATGCTACTTATTTATATTCTAAAGATGCTTCAGGAAATTCACCAAGAATGTTTGGTATGAATGAAAGTAATAATAC